GAACACACCGTGGACCAGGGGGACGCCTTCCGGGACACGGTGGCCCTGGCCCTGATCCACCTGGGCCGAATCGACTACGCCGAACCAGTCGGGATCACCTTCAGTGATTCCCAGACCATGCCTGGGCTTCGCCTTCGCCTGGTCATCACCTGAGAGGAACCACGACCATGGCCGCTGGCGACACCTTCCCGCTGGGCCCCGGAACCCTGACCATCGGGGCCACCGCCACCCCCATCGACATCAGTTGTCTGGTGAATAACGCCGTCATCAGCGCTGAGAAGGACCAGGGTGACGAGACCACGAAACTGTGCGGGACCGTGAAGCCGGGGTCCGTGAAGTACACCTACACGCTGAGCGGGAACATGGACACCGACGTGGACGACCCCGCTGGGTTCTTCGCGCTGTCCCAGGCTCAGCCGGGGACCCCGCTGGACTACGTATTCACCCCGAATGACGCGGCGGGCACCGAAGCCGCGGGCCAGTTGGTCGTGGACCCGCTGGACTTCGGTGGCGACACGTCCGGGGAGACCATGACATCGGACTTCGAATTCGCCCTGGTCGGGAAGCCCACCTACACCTACGGCGGCGGGGCCGTGGCCTTCGAATCCAGCCTGGACGACAGTGGCCGCGTGGTGGTCGGACCCACCGCCGATGACGAGAAGTCCACGAAGTCCGGGAAGTCGAAGTCCGCCGCGTGACCGACACCGTGGAAGTGGACGGGGCCGTCCAGCTAACCGCTGGACTGGCCCGGTTCGCTGCCAGCCTGGAAGACCTGGACGCGGCGGAACTGGCCGCGGGCCGCGCCGTAGCCCAGCGCGCCGGCCGACTTGCCCCCGTGAGAACTGGGGCCCTGTCCAGGTCCATCACCGTGTCCACCGGGGACGGGGTGACCGTCGGGTCCGGCCTGCCGTACGCGGGGGTCCAGGAAGTCGGCTGGGCTGCCCGCAACATCCAGGCCCAGCCGTTCCTACGTCCGGCCCTGGCCGACGGGACCCCCGAAGTGGCCGCGGCCTACCAGGCCGAAGTGGAAGCCAACCTGAAGCGCGTGAAGGGGGTCTGACATGGGTGACGTGAAACTGACGGCCCCCCGGGTCCGGGTGGTCCGTGAAGGCTATGACGACCTGGTGATCCAGACCGATAACCGGGACCTGGTGCTGTGGGACCGGACCCGGGTGAAGCATCGCTGGCCCGCCTTCAGTGAAGCCGCCTTCCTGTGGCTGACGTTCCTGTCCTGGTCCGCGGCCCGACGCCAGGGGGCCATCCCGTCTGACTACACCTTCGAACGCTGGGAAGCCGAAGTCCTGGAAGTCGGGGACACGAACGAAGACGAAGACGACCCCGACCACGTGGGGGACGACGACCTGGGAAGCCCTACCCAGCCGGGTCCCGATCCCGGCTGATCGTGGAACTGGCGATGGCCACCGGGACCGCGCCAGCTAACTGGTGGGACGAACCCGATGAAGTCCTGGCCACCGCCATCCACCTACTGAACGAACAGGCCAGGAAGGGGGCCCGACGTGGCAAGCGTCGCTGACCTGGTTGTCCGGATCACAGCCGACACCCAGCGGGCCGTGGCTGGCGTGAAGGACGTGGAGAAGTCCACGGGCCGGATGGCTGGCGGGCTGAAGTCCGCGGCCCTACCGGCTGCCGCGGCCCTGGCCGGGATCGGCCTGGCCGCCATGAAGTCCGTGGATGCCGCGTCAGCCGTCCAGCAGGCATACGGGGCCCTGGACTCCATCTTCGGGAAGAACGCGGGCCAGATGAAGGCATGGGCCGACGGGGCCGCCGAATCCACCGGCCTGGCCGCGTCTGAGTACGCCGAACTGGCCAGCGTCATCGGCGCGCAACTGAAGAACGCTGGGACCCCCATGGAAGAACTGGGGGGCAAGACGGACGCGCTGATCCGTCAGGGGGCCGACATGGCCGCCATGTTCGGGGGGACCACCGCCGAAGCCGTGGCCGCCCTGTCGTCGGCCCTGAAGGGGGAAACGGACCCCATCGAACGCTATGGCGTGGCCGTGAAACAGGCCGACATAGCGGCCCGGATGGCTGCCGACGGGACCGACAAACTGACCGGGGCCGCTGCCAAACAGGCCCAGACCACGGCCCTGCTGGCCCTGGTGAACGAACAGACAGCCGACAGCGTGGGGACCTTCGCGGCTGAACAGGACAGCGCTGCCGGGTCCGCCCAGATAGCCGCGGCCCAGATGGAGAACCTTCAGGCCAGCATGGGTCAGGCCCTACTGCCGGTGGTGGCCATGCTGTCCACGTCCCTGGGCCTGCTGGCTGGCTTCGCCACGAAGAACACGAAGACCTTCCAGATTCTGGTGGGGGTCGTGGCGGCCCTGGCCGCGGCCATCCTGGTGGCGAACGCTGCCCTGAAGGTCCACGCCGTGGTGACCGGGGTGGCCGAAGCCGTGACGGCCAGCTATACGAAGAAAGGGATTGCTTTCAAGGTGGCCGAACTGGCCCGGGCCGCGGCCACCGGCATCGCCACCGCGGCCACCACCATCGCGGCTGTGGCCGTCCGGGCCCTGGGAATCGCCATCGCCTTCGCCACCGGGCCGGTGGGCCTCATCATCGCGGCCATCGCCCTATTCGTGGCCGGGATCGTCCTGCTGTACAAGAAGAACGAATCGTTCGCGGCATTCGTGGACGGGGCCTGGGCCGCCATCAGCGGGGCCGTGTCCGGGGCCGTGGACAAGATCGTGTCCCTGATGCGGGCCCTGCCCGACACCATCAGGGCCGCCTTCAGCGGGGCCGCCACCTGGCTGACTGGTGCGGGCCGGGCCATCGTGGAAGGTCTGGGGGCTGGCATCGAAGCCGCGAAGGCTTGGCTGATGGGGAAGGTTCAGGCCATAGCTGATTCCATCCCCGGCTGGCTGAAGAAGCGGCTGGGCATCGCCAGCCCGTCGAAGGTCACGGCCCTGATCGGTCGTCAGGTCATGCAGGGCCTGGAAGCCGGGATGGCCGACGGGGTGGCCGGGGTGAAGGCCATGGTGGAGAAGGTGGCCGCCACGGTCAGCGAAACCATGGCCGCGCGTTTCAAGTCGGACAAGCGGGCCGCGAAGGCCGCGCGCCAGGTGATGGCCAGCATCGAAGACGAGACTGAAGCCCTGACCCGGAACGCCCGGAAGCGCCAGGCTGTGTACGCCGACCTGGCGAAGGCCCGCGAAGACCTGACGAAGGTCCAGGACGAACGGAAGTCCTACGCCGAAGGCATCACGAACGCTGCCGCGGCCTTCGGGGCCATCACGAACCTGGCGGACAAGGAAGCCACCACCGCTGACGCCATCCTGGCCGATATGCGGGCCCGGGTGGAGAAGGTCGGCCACTTCCAGGCTGTCCTGGCTGGCCTGGCCGCTGGGGGCCTGTCCCAGAACACCATCGCGGCCATGGCCGCCGCGGGGGTCGAAGGTGGCCTGGCCGTGGCCGAAGGTCTGGCCGCTGGCGGGCCCGCGGCCATCGCTGAAGCGAACGCGCTTCAGGCTCAGCTAGACACCAGCGCGGCCACCCTGGGGACCGACACGGCCACCACGATGTACGCGGCGGGGGAACAGTCCGCCCAGGCCCTGGTGGACGGCCTGGTCCTGGACCAGGAACGGCTGGACAAGCGCGCGAAGGAACTGGCCGAACAGATGGCGAAGGCCATCAAGAAGGCCCTACGCCAGGCCCTGAAGAAGGGGACCGGTGGCGGGGGTGGGGACGGGAACGGGAACGGGTCCGGAACCCTGTCCCTGGTCCCGGCCCTGGCCGCCCAGTCGGTGGCCCCCGCTGTCCCCACGGCCACTGGACGGGCCGCCAGCACAGCCGCGGCCCCTGGCCCCACCATCATCGTGAACGGGGCTGTGGACCCCGAAGCCACCGCGCGGCAGATACGCCGAATCCTGGCAGGCCATGACCGACGGATGGGACTGGCGGGATGATCGGCCAGCACGTGGTCACAGTTTGGCCGGCCGACCTGGAAGCCCCCGCGGGACCCGGGTCCGACATCAGTTGCCTGGTGGACGAAGTGAACATCCGCCACGGCAGGAACGACACCGCGAACCAGGCCGAACCGTCATCGGCCACGGTGGACTTCACGGTGGGGCCCGGGGCCCCGCTGCCTGCCGTGGTGGACATCGGGGCCTGGCTGGTGGTCACCACCACCGTGGCCGGGTCCACCTTCACCCGGTTCACGGGACGGCTGACGGATATGGCCATCGGCTGGGATGACGCTGGCGAAGACACCCCCGACGCTGGGGTGGGCCAACTGGTGGCCGTGTCTGTGCTGGCCGACTACGCCAGACGGATCGTGGGGGACGAACCGTTCCCCCAGGAACTGGACGGGGCCCGGGTGGCCCGGGTCTTCGCGTTAGCTGGCGTGGACCTGGACCCCGCCTTCAGCGACCCTGGCGTCCTGGAAGTCATCCCCCGTGACGTGGACGCCAGGGCCGCCCTGGAAGTGGCCGAAGCCACCGCCAGGTCCGCTGGCGGACTTATCTGGGAAACGACCGACGGCCAGATTCGCTACGCCGACTCAGAACACCGACGTGGCGCGGACGTGGACCTGGAACTGGACGCTTGCGACATCCTGGTGACCCCCACCTGGTCCCGGAACCTGTCCGGGATGGTGAATGAGATATCCCTGGGCTACGGGGTGGCCACCCCCGCCGACGGGGACACCCCGGCCAGCGATGCCCCCAGGCTTCGGGCCGTGAACACCGACAGCCAGGCCCGATGGGGCCGGTACGAATACAGCGTGACCACGGAACTGGCCACCGAAGCCGACGCCACCGCCATGGCCAGCCTGATCCTGACCCAGAACGGAAGCCCCGTCTGGATGCTGAACGCGCTGCCGGTGGACGTGTTCGGCCTGGACGACACCCAGACCACGGCCCTGCTGGGACTGGACGTTCACAGCCTGGTCCGGGTGGTGGGGCTGCCAGCCGTCGGGACCACCCCCACGTCCGTGGCGGCCTGGGTCGAAGGCTGGTCCGAACGGCTGGCCTGGGCCGTCCATGACCTGGACATCACCGTGTCCGACTACTGCCGGACGGCCCCGCCACCACGGTGGGACGACCTGGACCCGGCCACCACCTGGGACGCCACCCCCGCGAATGTCACCTGGGATTCCATCGCCTGTACAGGCGGACCCACCCTGGACATGGGCCGCTGGGTGGACGTGGCCGCCACCACCAGGTGGGACCAGGTGGACCCGGCCCTGGACTGGGACGAAGCCGTCGGGGGGGTGCCCGTTCCGTGACGCCACCGCTGACCATGCCGAAGCCGGACGAACGGGCCCCGACCAGGACCGCCGCGGCTGGGACCGGTCCGGCTGGACCCGCTGGACCGACAGGCCCCGCTGGCCCGACAGGCCCTGCCGGACCGAAGGGGGACCCAGGGGCCGCGTCCACGGTCCCAGGCCCCCAGGGCCCCGCTGGCCCGACTGGACCCGCGTCCACTGTGCCCGGCCCGGCTGGTCCCCAGGGACCCCAGGGCCTGAAGGGGGACACAGGGAACGCGGGCCCCCAGGGACCGGCTGGGCCGACAGGCCCCGCTTCCACGGTCCCGGGACCCCAGGGCCCGAAGGGTGACACGGGGGCCACGGGGGCCGCTTCCACGGTCCCGGGTCCCGCTGGCCCTACCGGCCCCGCGTCCACGGTCCCAGGCCCCCAGGGCCCCCAGGGACCGAAGGGTGACACAGGGGCCCAGGGAACCCAGGGCCCCCAGGGAATCCAGGGACCCGCGGGGCCGTCCGGGGCTTCCACGTTCCTGTCCGGGGCCGGGGCCCCCACCGCTGGCGTGGGGGTGGACGGATCGGTCTACCTGAACGTGACCACCGGCCAGATGTACGGGCCGAAGGCCGCGGGGGCCTGGCCAGCTAACCCCATCGGAACCCTGTTCACACCCACCACCACCTGGACCTGATCCACCGACCTGAGAGGAACACCACCATGGGCGGAACCACCACCCCCCTGGCCTTCCCGTACCCCACCGGAACGGACCGGGTGGCCGACGGGGATAACGCCATCCAGGCCCTGGCTGAGAAGGTGGATGACTACTTTGTCGGGACATCCGCGGTCGTCGCCCTGAACCCCGGGTTTGACTCCGTGGGGAATGGGCTATACGTCGTGCGCCGTGGGGCCATGGTCTATCTGAACGTCCAACTTCATTGCAACACGACCGTGGGCCCCGGCTATTCGTTCGCCTTCATCCCAGCCGCCTATCTACCGTTCCAGAACGTCGTGTTCCCAGCGTTCACCCAGGACAAGACCCTTCACTGGCTGAACGTGGCCGTGGCGAACGGTGGCCTATATGACGGGGCCGATAGTTACGGGCCTGGCGCGTACATCACCGGCCAAACCGCGTACCCCATCAAGTTCTAACGAAAGGTGCACCCATGTCCTACCTCACCCAGTCCGAAGTGTCCGCGAACACCAGCATGACCAACCGCGTAGCCCAGGCCGCCGCGGAGGAAGGGAAGTCCACCAGCCCCGACCAGTGGACCGTCACCCATCGGCGGGCCTGGGCCGCTGCCCCCGGCTGGGATGACGCCTGGGAGTCCGCCCGGGCATCCCACCCCGAAGACCCCACCTATGACCCCGGGGCCGATGAAGCCGTCATCACGGACGGAATGATCCTGTCCCAGGTCCAGGCCATGCCTGGCGACACCACCACCTGAGAGGAACCAGCTATGACCGACCAGCCCACCGAACCCACCCCCACCGAAGCCCCCGCGGAGACTGAAGCCGACCTGGACACCGAACGGGACGACACCGTGAACGTGGTCCACGGGGACGTGACCATCACGGGCCAGGACAACCGGGACCAGGCCGACGACCAGGCCGACGACCAGGCCGCCGATGACGACCCCGCCACCTGAGCCCACGGCCCGGCCGGCCGCCCAGGACCCGGACCCGCCAGACCTGGACCTGGTGGTCCGGGCCGCCCAGCGGCTACGGCAGATCGTGAACGATCCGGACCGGACGACCGCGGACAAGCGCCGCGCTATCGACGCGCTGGGCCGGGCCCTACTTCGGCTGAAGGCTTCGCTGTGACAGCCCCGTCCGGCCAGGCCGCCCTGTCCAACGCCAGACAGGTCCACAGCTATCCGCCCGGCTACTGCCTGAAGTACGTCCGGGCCGAAGCGTGGCGGATCGGCGGCCTGTACGGGTCCGCCATCGATGCCTGGCATGGGGCCGTGAAGCGACACCCCGGGGACCGGAACCCACCCGTCGGGGCCCCCATGTTCTACAGCGGGGGGACGTATGGCCACATCGTGGTGACCGGGGACGACCCCGCCGATGACGACATGCGGGGGACCGACATGCCACACAGCGGCCAGGTGTCCGAAGGGGACATGGACTGGCCCGTGACGAACTGGGGCCAGACCTACCTGGGCTGGACCGAAGACCTGAACGGGGTGGACCTACCCCTGGGGAAGGACGAAGACGAGATGACCGGGGACGACTGGGACAAGATGCGGAAGATCGTGGCCGACGAAGTGGCGAAGGTCTGGACGAAGAACCAGGACGTGACCCTTCCGAACGGGAAGAAAGACACGAAGACCACCGGCCAGATTCTTCGGGAGACCTGGCAGCGCGTAGCGAAGATGGGCTGACCCATGGGGACCTTCGGCCTGGCGTTCTATAACGTCCGGGTGGGCCGTGACCCCGCCCAGGTGGAAAGGGAACTACGCGCCATCCTGACCACCTGGAAGCCGGGGGTCCTGGGCCTGTGTGAAACCACCGGCTACAGCCTGCCCGGGGTGGACGGCTGGGTGAAGATTCGGGACACGTCGAAGGAATCCCGGTCCAATATTGCGGCCTACGTGAAGACCCACCTGGACCTGACAGACATCCAGTGGCACGACCTGAAGGAAACCTGGACGAAGACAGCCCAGGGGGCCCACGGCCAGCACGCCCCCAGGTCCATTCTGGAATTCGGGGCCGGGCCCCTACAGGTACTGGTCCACCACCAGGCCCCGAAGGGAACCGATAACACCCAGGACGCCCAGGCCGAAGGCATCAGCAAACTGGAAGCCAGAATGGCCCCCTGGACCCGGGACGGCTGGGACGACCGGGACGATGACGACCAGGCCGCCGCGAAGTCGAAGACCCGGCTAGTCCTATGGGACGCCAACAGGTGGCCGGGTGAATCCGGCCCCGGCCCGGACCAGTTAGCTGGCAAGATCGGCGGGGGGGTCGTCGGCCAGAAGATAGACGGGGCCGTGAAAAGGAAGGCCACCACGTCCGGGGTCTGTTACCAGGACGAAGCCGGGGGGGTGGCGCTGAAGACGGACCACGAATGGGGGGCCTTCCGCTGTGACCTGACCGAAGATGGATGACAGGGCCTGGGCCATCATCCTGGCCCTGGTCCTGGCCCCCGTCAGCCTGGTCGTGATGGTGGCCCTGATCCGGGGGTATGACATCCACCTGGCCATGCGCCGACCCAACCACCGACGCCGACGAAGGGACGAAGAACCATGACCCTGGAAGTGGACCCCACCCAGACCAGCCGGGTGGAACTGGAACACCTGGCCCTGTCGCTGATCCGTGAAGGCGGCCAGGAAGCCGACGTGGAGACCATCCGCGCTGAACTGGCCAGCCGGGTCTGGCAGGGCCAGAACCCCTACGCCACCCCACCGGCTGGGCTAGCATCCGAACCGGTAACCGGGGGGATGCCACGGGGCCCAGGCCGCTAGTCCGGCCCGGGCCCCACCCCCCCGGGTCAGCTAAGCGTTCGGGTCGAAACCCTGGTGGGTCCGTCGCTGGTGCATGGACAGGCCCTGGGCCTTCGGGAACGAACGGCCACAGCCGTCCACGTCACAGACGAAGGGGCCGGACGACCCGGACCCCGGGGCTTCGCTGTGCTGGGACTTCAGATGCTTCCCCAGGGAATCCTGGGTCTTGTAGGTCTTCCCACACTGGGGACAGATGCGGGCCTGGGCCGCCACCGACGCCTTCGGGTCCTCCGGCTGGAAGGCCCGCCCGTACTTCGACAGGAACACGGACAGGTCCGTCAGGCCCACCGCGTGGTCCGGACACAGGTCCACTTCCGTCCAGCCCCAGCGCGTTTCATTAGGGGGGTTCAGCCCCAGCCGGTAAGTCATCGCGCCATCGGTGTCCTGGCCTTCACCCTGGCAGACATCACACAGCGTCCGGACGACTAGTTCAGTGGCCATCAGGCGGCCCCCGCTATCCCTGACGACCCTGTAAGAAACCTGGTGATGGCTTCCAGGCGGAAGGCATCACGGGCACCCCCACCTAGCGGGCCCCCGCCTGTCCGTCCCGACTGGGCCAGGTAGTTGTCTGGGTAGTCATACCGGTTCGCCACCACGTGGCCGTAGGCATCCAGCAACTGGATTCGGATGGTGTGGCACCCCGAACACCTGAGCCGCCTGTCATAGGCCCTGGCTTCCGGGTCCCAGCTAACAGTGTGGGCCCGCCAGGTGTGGCCTAGTTCTCGACAGTGAAGGAAGCGGTTAGACAGGTTGGCCGCGAACTCCGCGGCTGTCGTCGGTGGGGGGGTGGTGCTGGCCTTCGCCATAGGTGAGCCCTTCCTATCCCGGGATGGGGTGCATCGGTCATGGGCAGGCTAACCCCAGACAGGGCCAGAATGGGACCCCTTCGGGACGTGTCCCATGGGGCCTGGAACGTGGAACAACGTGGAACAGAACCGGCCCGCGGTGGGCCACCGTGGTTAGGTCTGTCCCAGTCTGACCGGTAAAGTGACGCCTAGATCGGTTCTCACCATGGCTGACCTGGGGTGATGCCTCACCTGGGGGTCAAGGGGTCGCCGGTTCGAATCCGGCCAGCCCGACGGACATAAGTCCAGGTCAGACGTGGTTTGTTCCACGTCTGGGGGATAGGCGGATTCCAGCGTGGAACAGGTCATGGAACAGGACCTGTTCCACGCCACCATCCATCACCTACCCGAAGGACAGCACCGTGTGGACCGAAGAACTACCGTCAGGCCGTATCCGCGGGGGGGCCCGGACCCCTGCCGGGAAGCGCGTCACGAAGACCTTTGACTACCGGTGGGAAGCCGAAGCCTGGGCCCACGACATCGAAGCCGCCACCCCGTTAGCTGAGCCCCAGCAGGCCCCCGCGGCCCCGGTCCCTGCCCGGCCGGCCGGGCCCACCATCGCGGCCCACGGGGCCGTCTGGGTGGACCGTCGGCGCGGCCTGCTGGCGAAGGCCACCACCGACTTCTACGCGGCCCAGGTCCGCGGCATCGCCACCACCGACCTGGGGGCCGTGGCCATCGACCAGCCCCGAAGGTCCCACGTGGAAGCCTGGATCACAGCCCAGGTGGACGCTGGCGTCCCGGCCCCCACGGTGAACGCGCGGCTGAAGGTTCTTCGGATGGTCTGCCAGGACGCGCTGGCTGAAGGTCTGACGGACCGGGACCCCACGGTGGGCCTGAAGTTCCTGGCCACCGACATCCGCCAGGAACGGGTCCTGACCGCTGCCGAAGACCTGGCCCTGGTCGGCGCGGCCCCTGCCGACCTGGGGGCCATGGTGCTGTGTGCCCTGGACGCTGGCCTTCGCTGGGAGGAAGCCGCGGGCCTGGGGGCCGACTGTTTCCAGGGGGACTTCATCATCGTTCGCCAGGTGGTGGACCGGGACCGTCAGGTCCGGGGGTTCACGAAGTCCCGGAAGCCGCGGGCCGTCCCGATGACGGACCGTCTGGCCATGGCCCTGGCCCCGGTCCGGCTGGCTGCCGACGGCCACAGCGGCCTACTGTTCACCAGCCCCGAAGGTGACCCCCTGGACTACTTCAACTGGCGTCGGCGGACCTGGCGTCCCGCGGCCCGGGTCCTGAAGCCCCGGCCCCGGTTCCACGACCTTCGCCACACCTACGGGACCCGGCTGGCGGATGCCGGGGTCCCCCGTCACGAGATAGCTGAACTGATGGGCCACGCTGACGAGAAGACCACGGCCCGGTACATCCACGCGGGCACCGACGGCCACCGGCTGAACCTGGTCAGGGCCGCCCTGGCTGGGTAGCCTGAAGCGTTCGCCTTCCAGGGTTCTGTACCGGCCCCCGCGGCCCCTCACCTTCGGGTGGGGGGCCGTTCGGCATTCGGGACAGCGGGGACAGAACGGGACAGTGTTACCCAACGTGGAGAAGAACACTGGACAGACACAGGGGGCCACAGGTAGTCCTGGGGGGGACAGATACGGCCAGACATCCAGGTGACCACGGAGCGACAACCGGATGACTAGGCCGACCTAGACGGACCCGAAGCCCAGACCCTGCCCCGGACCCGCCGAAGCCGACTTCAGCCAACCATCCCGGGGCCTGTGATGATCCGATCCGAAGACCTAGACGACCTACTGGACAAGCCAGCCGCGGCGGCCCTACTCCACCGGTCCGTGAAGACTCTCAACAGGCTGATTGCGGCCCAGGACATCGAAGTGGTCCGGATCGGTTCCGGACGCGGCCAGGTCTATCTGACCCGCCGCGCGGTCCTGGACTACCTGAACCGCCAGCGTCAGCCTGCCCGGCCCCGGAAGACCGCGGCCAGCTAACACCCCAGCGTGTCCCTGCCACCGACCCTTCCCCCGTGGGGCCGGTGGTGGGGACTCCCCACCCATCCCTGGAAGGACTCACCCATGGCCACGTTCCAACTGGACTCCACCGGCATCCGGCCCCATACGGCCCCCGCGGTCTATCGGGGGGTGGCCCTGTTCGTGGTCCGGGACCACGCGGGCTATCCGCTGGTGGCCTTCGACGGGAACGGGACCACGTACTTCCTGGCTGACGGGGCCTACCTGGAAGCCCAGGACATCCCGGTCCCCATCACGGACGCTGACATCCGTGAAGCCATCCTGCCGGACCCGGCATGACCAGCCGCCTGGTCGTCACCCCGTACGGGTCCGGGTCTGTCTACAGCCTGGACGGGAAGCGCGTCCCGGGGGTGACCACGGTCCTGGGGGTCCTGGCGAAGGATGGCCTGAAGTACGCGGCGGCCAACGAAACCGCGGCCTGGGCCCTGACCCACCGGGACGACATCGAAGCCATGGGGGACACGGCCTGGCTGAAGACAGCCAGCCGGGTCTTCCAGGAAGTGTGGAACGCCAGCGCCACCCGGGGGTCCCAGGTCCACGCCATAGCTGAACGGCTGGTCTGGGGTGAACCGGTCCCGGACGAAGACCCGGACGGCCTGCCCTGGCCCGACGACGTACGGCGGATGGGGGAACAGGTGGCCCGCTTCATGGACACCTGGGACGTGGACCCCATCCTGGTGGAACGCCCGGTCTTCCACGAAGGCCACGGCTGGGCCGGACGGCCCGACCTGGTGGCCGACCTGAAGGACAGGGCCCGCTGGCTGATCGACTACAAGTCAGGGACCGGGGTCTACCCGGAAACGGCCCTACAGGTCGGGGCCTACGGCCAGGCCACCCACGTCCAGGTCCCAGGCCCTGATGGGGAACTACGGGACGACCCCTTCCCGAAGGTGGACCGATACGGGGTCCTTCACGTCCGGCCCGACACCTGGACCCTTCACCCCCTGAAGGTGGACAGGTCCACCTATGCCACCTTCCGCCACCTTCAGCAGGCTTACCCGTGGACCCGGGTGAAGGCCGACACCATCGTGGGGGCCGCCCTGCCGACACCGAAGGGGGCCGTGGCATGACCACCCACCTACTGCCCGACGCCGAACACATCCTGGAACTGGCCCTGGTGCGGGCCGAAGGCTTCATCCGCCAGGGCCGGGTGGCCGACGCCATCCGGACCCTGGAAGTGGCCGTGGCCGCTGCCGACCTGATCCAGGACATGGAAGCCGAAGACCTGGACGTGGAATGGGCCGAATTCGACAGGGGGCCTGGCGATGACGCTTCAGACGCTGGGTGACCAGCCCATCGCGCGCTGGGTGAACATGCTGGCCCCCGCGCGTCAGTTGGCTGAAGTCCTGGCCCAGACAGAATTCGTGTCCACGGCCCTACGCGGGAAGCCGGACGCCATCGCGGCGGCCATCCTGTACGGGGACGAACTGGGGGTGGACCCCATGCAGGCCCTGGCATCCATCCACGTGGTCGAAGGCAAGCCCCAGCCGTCATCCGAACTGATGCGGGCCCTGATCCTGAAGGCCGGGCACAGCCTGGCCGTTCACGAGATGACCGGGACCCGGGCCAGGGTGTCCGGCCTACGTGCTGGCCGCCCTGAGTCTGAACGGGTGGTGGTGGAATGGACGATGGACATGGCCCGGGCCGCGGGGCTGTCCAGCCGTCCCCCATGGCGGGCCTACCCGCGGGCCATGTTGCTGGCCCGGTCCTTCGGGGACCTGGCCCGGGTCCTGTTCCCGGATGTCATCAAGGGCCTGTCCTACGTGGCCGAAGACGACCAGTCCGCTGCCGACCTGGAAGCGTGGGGTGGCGGACCAGCTAACGATGACGACCAGGCCGCGGTGGCCGCTGAGAAGCCCAGGAAGGCCATCCAACGGAAGCCCAGGAAGGCCGCGGCCCCTGTGGACCCGGAACGGCCGGCCGTGGCCCCAGACGAAGAATCACGCCCATCCCACGTCCACGACTTCGGCGGGCCAGACGGTAGGTGTTCGGGATGTTCCGCCATCGACCCCCGCCGCGATGACCCCCCACCGGCTGGCCAGTCTGGTCCGCCTGCCAGCGGCCAGCCGGTGGGATGGACACCCGAAGACGTACCCCTACCGGACGAACTTCAGCCCCAGGCCCTACAGCCGGAACAGGTCCCCCCGGACCCCATCAACTCCGTGACCATCCGGTCCCTGAACACCCTGCTGACCAGGGAACTGGGCTCAGCGGCCACCCGGGCCGAACGGCTGTCCATGCTGTCCGCCATCCTGGGCCGCCAGGTGGAGTCATCCAAGGTGATGACCCAGGCCGAAGGTGTCCTGGCCAGTCAGTGGTTTGACCGGTTAGCTGAAGGCCAGGTGGCCTATGACATGGACCCGGAAACGGGGGCCGTCAGCGTCCGGGACGTGACGCCATGACCATCAGCCCACCGGACCGGGACGGCATCGCCAGGGCCTACGCCGACGGCTGGGAAGCGGGCTACCAGGACGGTTATGACGATGGGGCCGCTGATGCCCACGCCAGCGACCCGGACCCCGGCCCCATGGACGAAGACACGGCCCGGGTCCAGGTCGTCCAGGTGGCGGGGGCCGAAGCCATCCGCCAGGGCTTCCAGGACATCAGCCGGGCCTGGGCCGAACCTGAGCCCCTGCCCCTGCCAGCCGGGCCCGACTACCCGCGGGAACGTCGGACCAGCCGACGCCACACCCCCGACCTGTTGCGGGAAGTGGCCCGGGTCTACTGGCAGGCCGGGCCTGATGCCCTGCCCTACGAACGGATGGACGCCGTAGCTGAAAAGTACGGGGTCCATCGGACCACCGCGGGCCGGTACATCCGGGACGCCAGGCTGGCCGGAATCCTGCCCCCGGACCCGCCACCCATCCGCCACCGACCCAGGCCCCCCCATGACGAACCGAACCCGTGGTGACTACTTCGAACACCAGACCCGGGACGCGCTGACGGCCTGTGGCTGGGTCGTCCTACGCGCTGCCGGGTCCCTGGGCCCAGCCGACCTGGTGGCCCTACGTCGGGGGAACACGGCCCTACTGGTGGCGTGCAAAGTCGGGGTGTTGCGGATAGACCCCCTGGAACGGCTGGCGCTGATCGAAGCCGCCGACCAGGCCGGGGCCAGGCCCCTGCTGGCCCACCGGGGAACACCAGGCCACGTGGACCTGTGGACTGTCCTGATGGGCCCCCAGCGCCAGCGCGTGGACACCCTGCCGGTACCCAGCCGGAAGCGGTCCTGATGGCCAGCCGCGGCCAACCGATGGCCCCCTGGCGCGTCCTGTTGCGTTCCTACCCCTGCCCCACCTGTGGGGCCGGACCAGGTGAACCCTGCCAGACCAGCACCGGCCACCAGGCCGACATCGAACACGCGGGCCGGGCCGCCCAGGCCGCCCGCTGCCCGAAGTGTGGGACCCGGGTGGACGGGGACAGCCACCCCGGGGACCTGTGCCCCCGCTGCCAGCTATTGCGGAACCTGGACACCGAACGGGCCACCACCTGGAAACGACTCCACCCCTGATGGCCGCCACCAGGCTGGGGGACAGGCCACGTCTGCTGGACCTGTTCTGTGGGGCCGGGGGTGTGTCCATGGGCTACTGGCGCGCTGGCTTCGACGTGACCGGGGTGGACATCGAACCCCACCCGGACTACCCGTTCCGGCTGATCGAAGCCGACGCCATGGACCTACTGGCCCACCCCCTGTTCCTGGATTCCTGGGACGCCATCCACGCTTCCCCACCCTGCCCACGGTTCAGCGACATGACGAACCACGCCACGCGCCACCTTCACCCCGACCTGTTGACCCCCACCCTGGCGGCCCTACGGGCCTGGGACGGACCGTGGATCGTGGAGAACGTCCCCCCGGCCGGCCGAATCATGGGGGACGCCGTACTGGTCTGTGGACGCGCCATGGGGCTGCCAGGAATCAAGCGCCACCGACTGTTCGCCAGCAACCAGCCGCTGATGTCCCCCGGCTGTGGCTGTGGGGTGGGTCAGGCCCCCTGGGGAATCTACGGGGACCACGGGGACGGGGGCCGGGCCTGGGTCCGTCCCGGTGGTGGAACCGGACGTGGCCGGAAGGCCCACGACACGGCCCACGCCCAGGCCCTGCTGGGAATCAACTGGATGACCCGATGGGCCGACCTGGCCGACGCCATCCCACCGGCCTTCACTGAGTACCTGGGGGGCCAGCTAATCGACACGCTGGCGGCCTGATGGGGAACCAGTTGGCCCACCACGCCGTGGCCCTGATGATGGACGGGGGACGGACGAAGGGGCTGGACCCACGGGCCCGGGTGGTCCTGCTGACCATGGCCCTGTCCGCCCACGACACGGGGACGAAGACCGTACCCCCGGCCATCTACTTCCGCGGATGGCATCACCTGGCCCAGGTGCTGGGCTATGACACCTGGGACGACACAGCACAGCAGGCCGTGAAGCGGGCCGTCCGACAGTTGACCCAGGCCCACCTGATCGAACGGGAAGACCACGGGAAGCCGACGGAATGGAAGGCCGCGGGCTACCGGCTGACGCTGTGATCCGTCAGTTTGTGTTTACAGCGTCCGTCAGCTATTGTTTACAACATGAAGACGAACCAGAACCCCAGCACCTGCCCCGCCACCTACGGCTACACCGACACCTGTGACCTGGCCGCGGGCCACGACGGAGACCACGCCATGGCCTTCCGTGGCCAGACCATCACCTGGACGAACTACCCCACCCGGCCCCGCTGTGAGGCCCACCCGGCCTACGAAGCCGACTACTGCCCCGTCTGTGGGACCGCGCGCGTCATCGGCGGGACCGTCTGATGGCCGACTACGGAAGGCCCACCAGCCGGTACACCATCCTGGACGACCGGGCCCAGACCCTGCTGTGTCGGGACTGTTCCACGGACGAAGGGTTCACCCTGCCGCGCGCCGACCAGGCCGCCCACGACCTGTTCCACGCGAAGGTCCAGCGCGACCAGGCCGAAGCCGACCTGACCCAGGCCGTGGCCGACATGCGCCAGGCCGGGAAGTCCTGGGCCGACGTGGCCCAGGTGCTGGGTGTCACGCGCCAGTCCGTCTGGCGGATGTACGGCCCGGCCACGGACGTGGCGTCATGACCCGGGACGACCGAATCCGGAAGGTGACCGAAGCCCACCGCGCGTTAGCTGGCCTGCTGAAGGCCGCGAAGGCCGCCGAAGGAACCCCCGACGACCTGGCCGCCTGGGCCGCCGTCGAAGTCCAGGGGGCCACCATCCACCGCCAGTCCCGGCTACTGGCAGGGAAGACGAAGGGGGGCTGACCCAGCCCCTACCAGCCGCCACCGACAGCCCCCCACCAGACACCTGGTGGGGGGCTTCGCTGTGTCCCCAGGTTTGTAGGGTTCCTACATCCACAGCCTGTGGATAACCCACCCACGACCAGGGCCCAGGGGGGTCACCACAGTCACCCCGGGGGGTCACCACAGTCCCGTCGGGGGGGTCACCACAGTCCCCCTGACTACCAGGGACTACCAAGACGAACCAGATACCTAGCGGTCGTCCTGTTCCGTAACGGTAGGTGGGGGTTGTGGACAACCTACGAACAATGGGCGGACAGTGGACGCTGTGCCACCCCGACCACGACCCCGACGCCACGGGTCAGGCCGGACCCACCAGCACGTGAACGGGAAGCAACTGTCCAGCCAACAGTGGACAGAACTACGGGCCCGATGGGCAAGCCGACTACCCGTTAGCTGTGCCCGCTGTGGCCAGGACATCCAACCCTGGCAAGCCTGGGAACTGGATCACGTCGGTGACCCCCACGTCCTACGGGGTGACGCCACAAAGGACACCGTGGCCCCCAGCCATATGGCGTGCAACCGGAAGGCCGGATCGGAACTGGGCTCAGCCCTGTCAGCGCTGGGACGAAGGGT